TTTCATTGCTGCACGACCTTCGAGCTTAATTTTAGCATCCTCAAGGTTTGAATGATAATGGTTCAGAATTCCTTCCTTACATTTCTTCCAAGCAGCAATTTGTTCTTCAGCCATTTTAGAGTCAGAAATTGTGTCCTCATGAAGCCTGCCCCTATATTTTTCATAGGCAGGCAAACCAAAAACAGATCGCTCATAGCCAGCTATAGCTTCTTCCCAGAGATGATGGAACGCATCAAGATCTGGTTTTTCAGGATTATCAAAAATTTTTCGTGTTTTGACATCATCGACAAATTTCTTCACCCTCTCATCACACAACTTATCAAGATATCTCTTGAAGTTGGCAAACTTCTCAAAAACGGGAGCTTTCGCTGCATCCGTTTGTTTCTGTTGGGAATTGGGACCAGGTTCCTGTGGTTTCATTGGACCACCTCCACCTTTTCCTTTCCCTCTAACATTTTTCTTCCATGATCGGAAATTGGTTCGCGATTGAAATTTTCCTCCAAAAGCCTCCCATGATCCAGAATAGATTTGCTCAGCCTTATTAGAGGCGGCTTCAATTCGATCTTTGAGATTATTCAGGAGTTGAATATTTTCATCGCTCTGTCTAGAAAAGGTAAGAATGTTGTCATGCATTTCAAGACACACTTCTTTTTCCTTAAAAAGAGTAGCCAATTCATTGCAGGCATTTTCAGAATAACCTGCATTCCATTTATCATTCCAATAGGTCTTAACTTGTCGATCAAGCTCATCATCATAACGGGATGAACCGTCATCATAACGAACAAAACCATCGACGCCGGCTGCCTTCACCGGACGAGTTCTACCCTCCATCACTGGAAGAGTGTCACCCTTGGTATTCATGCAGATCTCGATAGCATCAAGAATGAGGAGTGATTCTCGAATCCTCTCACATGCGTCTTGCTGCTCAATGGACAAGTCTTGTAACTTTCGGATTCCACCTTCAAGTAGAAGTCCTTCCTTCACGGTAATTGTCTTGTGGGTAACCGGACATACAAAACGGTAAACATTGTCGGACATAAAATCAACAACAATGTTAGCCGTTCTAGTAACACTTCCAGAAACCGAATCAAACAAACCGCGAAAACCATCACCACAATAGCCTCGAAATTTTGGGTTCAAAGCATAACCCGTAACAAAGAAGATGCCTATAACAAGGCTTGCTCCCCCAAGCGCGAATAAGAATTGCTTAGCAAAAGTCTGCAACATCGTGCAAAGACTTAGCGGTATATCCAATGGATCGTCGACTTGGGCGAGTGTTGCCATAGAATGGGCAAAACTCCCTTCCAACAACGTTTCGTATGAAACTAACATATCTCGGAGTTGTCGCCGTTCATCCTGTGAAAGACCTAGCTTATCAACCATTGCTGGTTGAGAAGCCCAGAGATTCACAAGGTCAACAGTGATTTTTTGTTGGATCACTGTATCCATTTCATCGCAAAATTTAGCGATGCGCACAAAAGCTTTTCGCAACTCACGCTCATAATTGACAACATTGTCGGCTTTTTCGTCCGAATCAATGTTAGAATG